AATCTGGTCTCGTAAACCTGCTGAACTTAACGTCCAATCTACATCCTCAGTCCCAATAAAAGTTCCTGAGATGTATCGCATACCTCTATTGCCATCGGTAGACCATCGCGTGCTCAATCTAGAAATAACAGGACCCTGCAAACACGTTGCCATGTTATGCAGCAGGCCTACAGACACTGATGTAGCATTACTCTTTACATCAAATTTATCTGCTACTGCTGCTGGATCCTCTAAATAGTTGAACAGTAGACTTCCCACTGTAGAGGTTGGACATTCTGGAACATATCGTAACTTAGTACGAATATAATAGCGTTCGAACATTCGTGACATAATACACAAACTATTATCATAATAAACGCTTAATTGCGGTGCCACTGGAATGGCACTTGCTACAGTTGTAGTAGAGGGCATAGTCATTAATAACACACTAGAGGTGTTAGTGGCTAAAGTCCCAATCGCTTGTGTTCCATTAATGCGTAGACATCCGGGTCGTTGGGTATTGACAAAATTAAGTCGGGGACCTGTGCGCTCAATTGACAAATCGGCAAGGGGAGGCCGTACTCGACGAATCATCTGTCTTTCCTTTCTTCCCATTGATAATACTGAACGCGCATTGTAGGGCATGCGTTGCATAAAACGCCGTCCTCTACCTCGCCCACGAATACCCCCTCGGCCTCCACGGCCAGAGAGAACCTTTCGAACGTCCTTTTTAACTTGTTTCTTAATTTTCTTCTTTAATTTCTTTGGTGGCATTTGAAAAAGCTGTTGCTTTTTCAACGAGTCAACTCCATACCCGGGATCTCGTTGTTCCCCTGGAGTGCGGGGCTTATGCCACTCAACCCAACGAGCTTGAGATTCCCTCTCTCTTGCTCGTTTCTCTTCCACACCCATCAGCGAACCGACTCCATGAATCGCATAATTGATGCTCGCTGCAAGAGGATAGCCAACATACGCTAAACCTCTACTAAATTGTTTACCTATACCTGGTTGTGCTAAATCTGATACTTCTTGTACAAATGCATTTCTATTTTCTGCATATTTGCTTAAAACTGGCAAATCATATACACTCGGTATCATTGAGGCCTCTTTTTCATCCCTCCTCTGCACATTGACACTGAGAAAAAACATAAACTCACTGCCTAGATAAGTATAAGTTTTCTATTTGTGGTGCGGTTTTATATGCCGCTACCAAATCCTCATAAGAGAGATTATCTTCACCTACCCGCAGTTCCTGTCCATATTGTTGAAACAAATACTGCACATAACCATCCATTAGTCTAAACACTTCATCATTGTAATATGCATCCATTCGTATAGCTAACGCACGCAGGCACGAAAAACCTACCGTATTGTATTTACTACCTCGGAGCATTGATGTTATATATTTTCCAGTGTATTTCGGTGAAGGAACTACCATTCCACTTGGTAATTTACGGAACAACAAAGAACAAAATTCTGTGTCTAATAACTTTTTAAACTGTAAGTCACCTATTTTACTAACCCATCCGTGCGAGGAAAAAATCTTCATTATCGCACTGGGATTGTACCATGACTTAACATCATCCGACACAGTCAAAATACTATCATCACCCATGACGCACAATTCAACGTTTTCTTTCCAATGAGAATAATTACAATATTCTGCGTCTGGGGCTAAGGCACACCATGCATACAACCACCGAAACTCATTTACTAAATTATTTTCTGTTATGGTACACGGTTGACCCGAAGAATTTCCGGATCTCTTATAAATAATATTACCGTCTTCCATCACAATTAGGGAATTTATCATATCTCGGTAGTAACTTTTAACTAACTTTATTAAATTTGGTGTCAAATTTGAAAACATGCCTAATCGCACGTTCATACAAATCTTAAAGCTTAAGCGATCTACAGTTTTATCAAATTTTGAAAAATCAAAATCTACTGCATTTGGAAATTTATTTAACCTGTGATACACTTTATGCCAGCCTAACCGCTGCTTCGCTAAACCAACTAGCGAGGCAACTTGCAGGTTACGACCTGCTTCATAAATATTATCATTCAT